TGTTACAAGTGAACGTGATCTTGTCGAGCAGATTCGTCAGGGTCTTATTCGTTCACAAAAGAGTGGCAAAGCGTTGATCGTATGAGCGGCGTTCTTCAGGCTGATGTCTACGTCAAAATATCGAACAACATTGGGTTCTCTTTTGGTGACGTGATGGTTATTGGTTCGGGCATTATTGGTGAAGCACTCGTCGGCTCTGAAGATTCTGTTAGTGAGACGTTCACTAATCCGCAAGCGATTGATATTCGTAGAGGGCGAGAGCGTCAACTTGACGTGTACAACACAGGCAGTGCGTCAGTTACAGTTCAAGACTCTGCTACTTGGAATCCGCTGATCGTCACTGGTGAATGGGCTGACAAAGTTGTTCCGGGTATTCAAATGAAAGTATGGGCAGAGTTCCCGTCAATAATGTTGTCGTGTACAGGTTCAGGTGGGCTAGTTGTTCTAAGTGGCTCGAATGACTTTGTACCTGACATAGCGCAAGAGTCGCTCGACTTTCGTATTGCGTTCGTCGTTACCGAAGGTCTAAATGCACAGACAGCAATCCTTGCGAATCTTGGCAGTACAGTCTCAACACGATCTTGGACTGTGTACTTAGAGAACGGAACTCTGAATCTTGATGCAGTAGTGACGCAACCGATCATATATAAGTTTACGAGTGCGCCGTTGCCGTATTTCAGAATCGGTACTGCTGTCTCTGTACGCATTATCTTGGACGGTGTTTCAGGCAAAGTATCTTTCTTCTATTGGCAAACTGCACCAGTAGTTTCTTATGACGCAGTGATAAGCGATACGACTTGGGAGTTGATCAGCACTGAAGAGAACGGCTCGTTCTTTACTGCGTTCGTTGCGAACTCTAACTTGTTGTATCAATCAGTGAACGATCTTGACATCTGTAAAGCACCAACGTCGTATGTTCTTTACGATAACCCTGTATTGAATCTGCTTGCGTACTGCTTGAAGTCAGTCAGCAAAGCAGGTGTGTACACCATTGAATCTGCTGTTGACATGACCGACGGGTTCAAGCAACCGGGTATGACAACGTTCACCGATAAGGTTTCTAACACTGTCAACGTAACAGGCTCTTCTATTGCGTCAGTGAACTTTGAGTATCCGTTGTTCGCTGGGTTCATATCGTCTTTCAATTACGATTGGACGAAAGGTGTTGTCGGTCAGAACACTGTGACGTTCATCGCTGAAGACGCTTTCAGACCGTTGAACTTAGTTGAGGTAGAAACTGTAACTGGCGCATTAGTAAACGACCTACCCGGTACTCGCATCACTCAAATACTAGACACAGTGGGATATCCCACATCAGGTCTCAACATTTCTACAGGCACAACCTTTCTACAAGACGACGCTGACGAGGTGCGTACTGTGTTGCCGTTGTTGCAAGCAGTCGCTGAAGCAGACTTAGGTTCTTTCTATGCAGACGAAACAGGGTTCGTGCGGTACGAGAGTCGAATCTCTAATGCTCGCAGACAGCAATCCACGCCGATCTACTTTGATGATGTCGCAGGAAACGGATACGACTATCAAGCAATCAGCGTCTCGTACGACGACGATCTGATCACCAACGATATCAGTATTGATAACGGCGGTGACGTTCAACAAGCAACTGACGCAGACAGCATCGCAAAATACTTTCGGCGTTCAATGAGCAAAACAGGTTTACTGATGGAGAACGAGAGTGATGCGTTGTTCATGGCACAAACAATTCTTGCGTCTCGCAAAGAACCCACCGTGAGAGTTGAACGGCTTGGACTTGACATAACAAAGACACCTGCCCCTAACGCCGCAGACAAGTTTCTCAGACTTGTTCCGACTGTGTTGAGTATAGAGTTCGGTACACCTTTCGCAGTGACAAAGAATTGGTATCAAACCGACCCTGATCAAATTGGATTCAACCCTACAACGCTGAGTTCAACACTTGTTGTTGAAGGCATCGATCATACAATCAGACCCGACAGATGGATTATTGAGTTCACTACAAGTGAACCGATGAGTGCTCAGTTCTTTCTTGATAACGAAACGTACGGGTCTTTCGGGAATACACTTTCATACTAAGGAGAAACATTCATGGCTATCGCACCTAACACAACGTTCATCAATGGCAATACGCTGACTGATACAGAACTCAACGCCTTCCCTCGTGGAGTAATGGCATATACGCAGAAGATTACAAGTTACACAACTCTCACGTCGAGCCTTGCTGACTTAGGTGTTTCAGTTACTTTCACAGCGGTTGCAAACCGTTACTACAAATACACTGCTTACGTATTCGCAAGCGATTGCTCAAGTGCATCTACCATGAATCTCAGTCTTACTGATTCGGCAAACACACTTATCGCTGAAGGTCTCGCACGAACACAAGGCACTGGTGCATATCAAGAAGTGATAATGATGAAAGTAACTACAGAGACAGCAGGTAACGTCACAAGAAAACTTCGTGCAAGTTCATCAGCAAACTCAGGAACAATGTATGCGTCAGCGGAGTCGCCTATATTTCTTCTAGTGGAAGATATTGGTCCTGCCTGATGGTCGCTGTTGCTGGTAACACTCAGTTCAATGTTGGTGACAACTTCACAGCGTTGAAGGCTAACGCATACCCTCGTGGCTGTTTCTCATACGCCGTGAACACTGCGTCAATCAACTTGACGACAAGCCCTGTTCTTATGATGTCAATAAATTGGACAGCAGAGTCGACTCGTATTTACAGGATATCGTATTACGAACCACAGATTCTTTTGCCGTCTACACCCGCAACCGTTGACATGACCATTCGTGTTGATAACGCCGTTGGTGCTCAAGTTGCGAAGTCAACATACTCTTCGTCAACAACGACGACTCACTTGTTCAGTTCAGTAATTTTGACAGGTCTCAACGGGCCAGTGACGTACGCAGGTTGCTTGGTAGCGTCATCAGTTACGGGTACACCGTCAGCGACTCGTGGTGCTACACAGAACGCCGTACTACTTGTTGAAGATATCGGCGGTACGTGATGGCAGGTCCGGTTACTACGTCAATCTTAGGCAACACGTCTTTCACGTTTGTGAATGTATTTCGTTCAAGTTCGGCAACAAAGTTCCCTCGTGGAACTTTCAGTTACGCATCAGCAACGACTGATCGTTTGCTTGATTCAACGGCGACTTCAGACGTGAGCGTGACATGGACAGCAGAGTCGAGCCGTGTGTATCTGTTGACGTACTCTGAGCCTCAAGTGAAAGTCACAAACTTCTCAGGACCTGTGAACACTGACATGACTATTCGTGTTGATAATACTGTCGGTGCTCAAGTTGCTTTGACTCGTCATGCGATGCTGGGCGTAACGAGTCCGATGCTGTGCATGGTGATACTCACAGACCTTTCAGGCCCAATGACGTACGCAGGTTGCTTACGAACTGCAAGCACGGCGGGTACGCCGACTGCGTTCCGTAGCGCAACTTCGCCTGCGTATATGACAGTGCAAGATATTGGTGGTAACTGATGACAAGTTTCGGTGCAACAACACCCGTCTCTTCTCGTGCATTGAACACTGCGTTCTTACAATTAGAGAATCAAATTGCTGGTGCTAGTGGTTCTCCTATCGGTTCGATCGTTATGTGGGCAGGTACTACTGCAAACATACCTACAGGGTACGCACTTTGTAACGGTGCGTCGTTAGCGACTACGGGAACGTACGCATCTCTCTTTGATGTTCTTCAATATCGTTACGGTGGAAGCGGTGCGAACTTCAGTTTGCCTGACTTCACGAGCCGTGTGCCTGAAGGAATCACTGGTGTACCAACTGTTCCGACAACCGACACAACTTCAGCATCATCAGCAGTCGATGTTCACACTCATGGAGTCAACAGTTCTTTCACTGCTGGTAACGCCGCTTCGCACACTCACTCAGGCGGTGTCTTTACACAAGGAAACGCAAACACTCACACGCACTCTGGTGGCACTGTTAGTGGGGCGAACTCAACTATCGCCAACGCCGCAACGCACTCTCACCCCGTAATAGGTAACACTGGCAACGCTAGTGATAGTCACCAACATACTTACTACAAGCCAAACTCAGGTGCAAACAGCAGTACAGGATTCAGTGGTTCAGTACACACTCACGGTATGCTCTTCAACTCAGGCAACGCTAACGCTACAGGTATCAATGGTGCTAACTCGAATATTGGTGTCAACGCTCAAGGCGCACCGAACGCTGGCTTAGGTATGTCGGTCTCTGCACCGGGTGCGCCGAACGCCACTATCGGTGTCAATAGTTCGTTCACAGCAGGCGACGCAAGCACGATCAACAGTTCAACACCAGCGCACACGCATACAGTCAACATCACTCAAGTGATCTTCATAATCAAAGTGGTATAACTATGAGCATCGGAAACGCATACGGAAGTCACGAAGGCTACCTCAAAATTATTGGCGAGACAGACGACAAGGGTTTGTTCTTGTTCGGAATGTTTGATGACCCGAAAAACTTCATGCCACCATCGTATGCAACCTTGCGATGCGATTATCACGCACCGCTTGCGTTGACAGGATTCCATCATTGGCAAGACGGTATGTGCAACTGCGGGCTAACAGATAAGCCTTACCCTAGAACTCTCAATCATTGGGACTTAGAAGAAGTCAGCGCATTGTTCGTCGTCATTGACGCATCTCCCGCTGGGGCAATTATGTACATTGAGTTCGCTGAGAACGAAGAAAAGCATTTGAGTCAAAGAGGTAACGCACTCACAAGAACTCTTCAAGAGCAGTTTCGCTTTCTCATCGAGTGGAAGTATGCACACGAATATCTTGGCAACAATGAACAGATCGCTATCACAGCGACAGCGATGCTCGACATCTTGAACATACCGCAATCAATTCAAGATTGGATTCTGTCTGACGTACCGAACGAGCAAGTGAACAGATATCTCGAAGGCAGAACAGACGCACTGCAAAGAACAGACGACCCGATTCCCGACCTGACTGAAGAGTTCAAGCAGTGGTTACTAGATAGATTCAAGGTTGCAAAGAACTTTGGCGAACATCGATAGAGAGGTTCAATGATGATAAGCGTTACATATCCCGCTGGTAAGGTCGGCTTGATTCAAGTCGTTGACGGGTTACTTGACGACGAAGTGTGTCGCAATTTCTTGGCGAGAGTCAATGAAGTTTGGTCGATGTCTTCTGCTGGCAAAACTCTTGGCGGTGTTGATACGAGAACGAAGTTCAGCGAAGACTTGGGGTACAGCCGTGGAGTTTTCGGCGGGTGCTGGTCAGATATTGACACCATGTTAGATCAGCGAATCTGTCAAGCAATCACGTCTGCTGTTGCAATCTATAAGCAGGAGTATCGGCATCTTGACTGCTGGTCAGAGATTAGTGATTCAGGCTTTCAAGTGCAAAAGTATCTCAAGTCTTACGGCTACTACAGACCGCACGTTGATTCATTCCCGTCGCCGTTCTCAACGATCAGTGGCAGGGTGCTCGCAATGGTCATCTATCTCAACGATGTCGATTACGGCGGCGAAACAAACTTCCCGTTACACGAAGTCGCAGTGACACCGAGAGCGGGTCGTATTGTGTTCTTCCCTGCGGCGTGGACTCACCCTCACGAATCACGAGTACCGATATCCGGCGACAAGTGGATCATCTCTTCTTTCATCAACAACGAGCAACCAATGAACATTGAATCACGTGAACCGATTGAAAGCACGCATCACGAGGACGACGAGCACGAGCACTACGAACACGAGCAACACGAACCACCACCGCTCATACTCGGTGGACTTCAAGACTTGACTCACGAAGACGATCACACCCACGACGAACCTGCACCGAAAAGAAAGTCTCGTGCCAACAAGAACTAGAGTCATCATGGTCTGCTGGTGGCTCACAGTCATCACGGTGTTTGTATCGCTTGATCAGTGCGACACTTCCAACGAAAACACGTTGCTACCCGCTAAGGTTGCCCACTATGACCACTAAGACCCCATTAGTGCGTAAGGCTCAAGACGTTCTCGAACGTGCTGTCTCTACGTATGTTCAAGTGTTTGCTGGCTTACTTGTTGCGGCGAATGTCGGTGTGAATGAGATCGCTGACCTGTCTGTTGTCAAGACTTGTGCAGTGTCTGCGTTGCCTGCGTTCTTGTCAGTGATCAAGAGTCTTGCGGCGATCAATTTGCCTGTCGGTGACAAGTCAGCATCGTTCATGAGAGTCGGCTATCACACGATCAAGCGAATCACAGAACGAGTCGAAGTACCTTTCGAGGTCATCAAGTATGTCGATCGAGTCGAAGAGACAGTCGCACGCAAGCGACCTGTCAAGAAAGTGTCGACGACACCTATCAAAGCCGAGAAGAAGACCGCAGTGAAGAAGACTGCACTCAAGAAAGCAAAGTGATCATGGCACGTAAGTACACAGGCTGGGACAAAGACGCATCAGGGAAGCGTGCAGGCACAGAGAAACTCGTTCAACTCTTGTGCGCTCACTTCAACGGTGCGATCAGCAACAACGGCACGTGGGTTGTACGAGCATCACGAGGTTCGGGTCGACCCTCAGTTCACGGCACAGGTCGTGCGGCAGACGTATCGTGGCGACGACAAGCAAGCGGCAAGGGATACGGCAACTACAAAGCCGCTCTCGAAGTTCTCGACTTTCTTGTCGCATACGCAGACGTGCTGTTCATTGAAGAACTGCACGATTACTTTCTCGCACCACACGGTCGTGGCTGGAAGTGCGATCGTATGTCGTGGAAGATATACGACAAGCCGACGATCGGTACACCCGGTGGTGATTGGTGGCATCTTGAGATCAGCAACG